GATGTATTAGATGAGGAAGGAAATGTTATTGAAACAAAACCTAACTATGACATTGCAGAGTTAAAAGCAAGCAAGATACAAGCTATTAAAACAGAAGCTGGTAAATTATTATCACCTACTGATTGGTATGTTACAAGACTTGCTGAAAGAGCAGTTGAGATACCACAAGAAATAAAAGACGAAAGACTTGACATAGTAACAAAGTCAGATACATTTGAAACAGAAATTAACGCATTAACAACCGTAGAAGAAGTACTAAGATACACGCACGCATTTTATCCGCAGCCAAGTTTAGATGAAGTTGAACCATTAACTGAATAGTATGTTAGCTAAGAGATTAATCAAATCAAATGATGCTGGCGGTGGTTGCACTAATACAGTAGATTTATACAACCCATTTCCAGATGGAGGTGGTGTAGCTTTATATCAATTAAATGGCGATGCTACTGATGTTAGCGGTAACTATGATGGCTCTGCTACAAATGTTACTTGGGGTGGTGCAGGTCAATTTGGAACGGCTGCTAATTTTAGTGTTTCAGGAAGTAGGATTGTTTTACCCACTCCAAGCATAATTCCAGTTAATCTTAATTTTTCTTTAAGTATATGGATTAAAGGTTCGCAAATTGCTTCATCCGTATCAAATACAGTTTATTTAAACTTTGATGGGTCTTACTTTGGATTTACGGTAGAATCTAATAATGCAATCGCTGCTTTTTCTAATTCTTCAAATGTAGCTTATTCAATAAGAACCACATCCGCGCCTTTAGATGCAAATTCTTGGAATCACATTGTTATATCTTCAGCAGGTTTAAGTGGTAATTGTAGTATATATGTAAACGGTAATTTTGAAGTAAGCGGAATATTACAATCAACTACAAGAACAATAAATATAGCGAATGGAAATGTATTTGGTGATATTCCTGGCATTGTTTCATATCCTTTTAATGGCGAAATAGACCAAGTTAGATTCTTCAACAGAGCATTAAGACCTTACGAAGTAGAAGCATTATATACAGAAGAATATTGTACACCTACTATTGTGCCAAGTGAGCATTTTAATACTGTTACTTATACAGGCAATGGAACAACCAATCCAAGAACAGATGTAGGATTTCAGCCAGACTTAGTTTGGATTAAATGTAGAAATCAACCTAAAAATAACAGACTTTATGATTCAGTAAGAGGTGCAACTAATTTCTTAGAATCAAACAATACTGATGAAGAAGAAGTTGCAGCAACATCGTTAACTTCTTTTGATTCAAGTGGGTTTACTTTGGGTTCAGCTACTACAACAAATTCAAATAATGACGATTTCGTAGCTTGGTGCTGGAAAGCTGGAGGCGATGCAGTAACAAACACAGATGGTTCAATAACAAGTCAAGTGTCTGCTAATACAGAGGCAGGGTTTAGTGTTGTTAGTTATACAGGAGATTATACAAGTGGAAGTTCGCAAAGAGAAGTTGGACACGGATTAAACTTGCCTCCAGAAATTGTTATTATAAAAAATAGAACAAGTCCTGTAGATTGGTATTTTTATACAGACATTATTGACGGCTCTCAAGATGTTCTTTATTTAAACAAAACTGATGCAAAAGCAGATTCAGGTAGACCATTACCTAATTCAAGTATATTTTATATAGGGGGTACAAGTTCTCTTAATATTTTAAATAACGAATATATATGTTATGCCTTCCATTCAGTAGAAGGTTTCTCTAACTTTGGTTCGTATGTTGGTACAGGAACTACAAGCGGAAATGTTGTTGTAACAGGATTTGAGCCTGCGTTTGTTATGGTAAAAAGAACCGATGCATCGGGGAATAGTTGGTTGATGGTGGACAACAAAAGAGTTGCAGCAGGAAACGAAAAACACGAATTATTTGCAAATACAAGTACTGCGGAAAGTGGAACTGGTTATGATGTTGCGTTTTTAGAGAATGGTTTTCAAATGCAAACAACTACATCTAATGCTAACGCAAGCGGTGCTTCATACATCTATATGGCATTTGCTGCTGACCCTACCGCAGTAGAACCTACTTTAGAAGATAGTTTTAATACTGTTTTGTATACAGGTAATAGTAGTACAAATCAAATAACAGGCGTAGGTTTTGAGCCAAATATGGTTTGGATAAAGAATAGAGATGCAGCGGATAACCATAGAATACACGATTCAATAAGGTCTGCTGGTTATTTCTTAGAGCCTAACACTACTAATGCTGAACAATATTCGTCAAACCAAATAACGTCTTTTGATGCAAATGGTTTTACTCTTGGTTCCGCTAATACCGTAAACACCAATGGAGAAGACTACGTTGCTTGGAACTGGAAAGGAGCAGAAATACCTGCTATAAACAGTAACGGTAGTATTACTTCTGTTGTTAGTGCGAATCCTGCTGCTGGGTTTAGTATTGTTAGTTTTACTTCAAATGGTGCAGCGGGAACAATAGGACACGGATTAGATGTTGCTCCAGATGTTGTTATATGGAAAAATCGTTCCGCAGCAGAGACTTGGTGGTTTCAACATACAATTTTAGATGGAAGCGATGATTATTTAAAGTTAAATGAAACTGTATTTAATCAAAATGTAAGTGCAGGTTGGGTTAATTCTTTAACGAGTACTACTATAAAGGACTTTACTACCGCTACTAATGGTCAGAATGTAATAGCCTACTGTTTCGCAGAGGTTGCAGGATTCAGCAAGTTTGGTAGTTATAGTGGAGCGGTAACTCCTAACTTTCAAGATTGTGGATTTGAGCCTGCGTTTGTTATCATTAAAAGTTCAACTAATTCCGCAGCAGGATGGCTTGTGTTTGACAATGTGAGAGGAACAGATAAAAGATTATATCCTTACGCAAATTTTGCTGAATATGATGATAATGGTTCCCCAATAATTAATTTTACGTCAACTGGGTTTTCTTTTAATGACAACAACGCTTGGACTAATGGAACTATTCACAATTACATTTATATGGCATTTGCTAATCAATTTTAAATAAAAGGGGGTGTAAAAGCCTCCAATTATAAAAATCATTATCTTTACGGTAATTAAATTAAATACAATGAGTTACATTAGAAAGATTAGTGTAGGTTCTGATTATAAGAACGCTATGCACTACATAGTTGGCAATACAGCTATGGGTGGCTCTCATACGATACACGAGATAGTAAAGGATGATGATGGCTACGCAATATGGGTTATAAACGATAAGGGAGAGGCTTTTCAATGGAAGTTTTTTGACAGGCTTCCATGTGTAATTGAGTACGACATAAACCTTATCTAATGAGACCTAGATACGGATACCTTATAGAGCCTCTAGGAGGCGAATACAATAATACAAAGAATGTAGGAGGAGTAGATCTTGTAGTTAACACAACTATCGAGGATGCTTCTTTTGTGAATCGCATTGGCATAGTTAAAGGATTGCCTACTACAGACAACGATACTGAGCTTCAAGTTGGAGATATAGTTGTGGTCCACCATAACGTATTTAGAACATATCTAGATATGAAAGGGAGAAAGACTAAGAGCAACGAATACTTTAGAGGCAACTCCTACATAGTTCCATTAGAAAGAATTTATTTATACAAAAGAAAAGATGATTGGAAAGCTCTTAAAGCGTTTTGCTTTGTTCTGCCTGTCGATTATACTCAGGATAGCGCTATACTTCGAAACAAAGAAAAGGAAGACCATGTGGGACTTATAGAAGTCTCTAACAAGTATCTCGAATCAAAAGGTGTTACAAAAGGCACTAAGATTGGATTTACTAAGAATAGCGAATATGAATTTAATATAGAGGGCAAGAAGCTATATAGAATGCAAACAAGAGACATATGCCTAGAGATATAAAGCAAACGATAGAAAGAGTTATTGCAGCAGGAGAAAAGGCCGTAGAGGAGCTTATTAAGGTTGCTCATGATGAGATTATTACAGATGATCCAAACGAAGATATTGCTGCTGATAGACTAAAGAATGCTGCGGCAACTAAAAAGCTTGCAATATTTGATGCATTTGAAATACTAAATAGAATAGAATTAGAAAGAGCTAAACTAAATGGCGAGGACGAATCTGAAACAAGTAAAGGAAAAGATACAGGATTCCAAAGCTTTGCAGAAAGAAGAAGTAGAAAGTCTTAGGCTTTGTAATGTTCTTTCTGGAGTAGTATCTGAAACCGTCTTAAAAAATAGGAACAAAAAGAAAGCCTGGGATTATGGATATAACTCAGACTATGATATTGTTGTTATATCTAAAGACGGAACTATAGGTGATATAGTAGAGATACAGAATTTAAAAATAGCACTTCCATCTGTACCTAATAACGTACATAAAAGAAGCAATAAACAATCTGAGCAATACTGGGAAACCTTAGAATATCCAAAAGAACTTAGATTAATAAAAACAATCTTTGATTGGAATAGTATGCCTAACTCTTTTAAGAGTGATTGGGTTGATTACATTGAAGATGAATTCACAAAAAGAGATGAAGGTTTTTGGTTTCAAAACAATGGAACCCCTACTTACATAACTGGATCTCATTATATGTACTTGCAGTGGACCAAGATTGATGTTGGTCAACCTGACTTTAGAGAGGCAAACAGATTGTTCTTTATATTCTGGGAGGCTTGTAAAGCGGATAATAGATGCTATGGCATGTGTTATTTAAAAAATAGACGTTCAGGTTTTTCTTTTATGTCTTCTGCTGAGACTGTTCATCAGGCAACTATAACTTCAGATGGTAGGTTTGGAATACTATCTAAGACTGGAGCAGATGCTAAAAAAATGTTTACAGACAAAGTTGTTCCTATATCTATAAACTATCCGTTCTTTTTTAAACCAATACAGGATGGTATGGATAGGCCAAAGACAGAGCTCGCTTATCGTGTGCCAGCATCAAAGCTTACAAGGAAATCAATGTCAGCTTCAGAAAACTTAGAAGAGATAAGTGGATTAGACACGACTATTGACTGGAAAAACACAGGAGACAACTCATATGATGGTGAAAAACTAAGATTGTTAGTTGAAGATGAATCTGGGAAATGGTTGCCTCCAGACAACATATTAAATAACTGGAGAGTAGTTAAAACAACGTTGAGGCTCGGTAGAAGAATTGTAGGTAAGTGCATGATGGGGTCCACTTCTAATGCTTTAGATAAAGGAGGGGCAAACTTTAAGAAGCTTTACGAAGACTCTGATGTTTTAGAAAGAAACGACAATGGTCAAACTAAAAGTGGAATGTATTCGCTTTTCATTCCTATGGAATGGAACTTTGAAGGATATATAGATAGATATGGACAGCCAGTCTTCAGAAACTCCGAGAATCCTGTTTTTGACGCCTTTGGAGACGTTATCTCTGGTGGTGTGATAGATTACTGGGAAAACGAAGTAAAGTCGCTTAAAAACGACCCAGACGCTTTAAATGAGTTTTATAGGCAATTTCCTAGAACAGAAGGTCATGCTTTTAGAGATGAAGCAAACAATAGTTTATTTAACCTGCAAAGAATATATGAGCAGATTGATTACAACGATGGATTAGAGGGGCAGAGAGCTGTAATGCGTGGAAGCTTTTCCTGGAAAGATGGAAAGAAAGATACGGAGGTTATATGGACTCCAGATAGTAGAGGTAGATTTTTTGTTACATGGATACCTAAACCTGAGCTTAGAAATAGAGTTATAACTAGTAATGGAGTTAAACTGCCTGGTAATGAGCACATTGGAGCTTTTGGATGTGATAGTTATGATATATCGGGAACTGTAGGTGGTGGTGGATCTAATGGTGCTTTACATGGAGTAACCAAAATAAACTTTGAAGGACCATCCAATATGTTCTTCTTGGAGTACATATCAAGACCTCAGACAGCAGAGTTATTCTATGAAGATGTTCTTATGGCTATGGTTTTTTATGGTATGCCAATACTTGCAGAGAACAACAAGCCAAGGCTTTTGTATCACTTAAAGAACAGAGGATATAGAAAATGGAGCATAAATAGACCTGACAAACACAAAAATGACTTGTCTAAGGCTGAAAAAGAACTAGGTGGTATACCATCTTCTACTGCTGTTATATCAATACACGCAGAAGCTATCGAGTCCTATATAGAGCAGAATGTAGGATATACTGATCAAGGCTCTGGAAACATGTACTTTACGAGAACTTTACTTGACTGGGCAAACTACGATATAGCAAAACGTACCAAGTTTGATGCCACTGTTTCCTCGGGTTTAGCGCTTATGGCTAACCAAAAGTACCTAGTTAAACCTGAAAAAACTAATAAAATAATAAATGTTAACTTTGCAAAGTATAATAATAACGGTTTAGTTAGCTCAATACTTAAGTAACAATATGGATAAATCTCCAGTGAATTACGCCATTGGATTCCCTGATCAATTAGCATCTGATTCTGAGAAGTCTTCTAAGGACTATGGACTCATAGTTGGAAGGGCAATAGAGTCTGAATGGTTCAGGAAAGAAAGTGGAACTTCAAGGTTTTATAACAACCGTGATACATATCATAAATTAAGAACTTATGCAATGGGAGAGCAGTCTGTACAGAAGTACAAGAACGAGCTTTCTATAAATGGAGATATATCTTATCTAAACTTAGATTGGACTCCAGTTCCTATTATACCAAAGTTTGTTGACATAGTAGTTAACGGAATGTCTAACAGACTATTCGATGTTAAGGCAGAAGCTGTTGATTCAATTTCTTCAAATAAAAAGGCACTTTATAAGAATCGCATAGAGACAGAAATGTTTAGCAAGAATGAACTCATGGAAGTTGGGGAGATTCTTGGTAAAGATATGTTTTCTCAAGACATAGATTCTCTTCCAGAAAATCAAGATGAGCTTGAGTTGCACATGCAGATTGATTATAAGGATGATATTGAAATAGCTGAGGAGAAAGTTATTCAAACCGTAATGAATCAAAACAACTACGAGCTTATTAAAAGGCAAGTAGATGAGGATGCTACTGTACTAGGTATATCTGCTTTAAGACACTCTTTCAACTTACACGATGGCATCAAAATTGATTATGTAGATCCAGCTAACTTAATATGGAGTCCTACTGAAGATCCTAACTTTGAGGATTGCTATTACTTTGGTGAGGTTAAAAACGTAAATATAACTGAACTCAAGAAGATTGATCCTAGCTTGACTGTTGAAGATATAAAAGAAATATCTAAATTATCTAGCAAGTGGGATGCATATCAAGGAATTAGAGGTGGTTATCAAGTAGACAACTTTGATCACAACACAGCTACATTGTTATATTTCTCTTACAAGACAGATAAAACAATCGTATACAAAAAGAAAGTAACTACAACAGGTGGAGAAAAGGTACTAAGAAAAGACGATTCGTTTAATCCTCCTAAAACTGAAGAAGCTAGATTTGAAAAGCTTTCTAAAAAAATAGATGTTTGGTATGAGGGGGTTCTTGTTTTGGGAACCAACTACATATTAAAGTGGGATGTAATGAAGAATATGGTTAGACCAAAATCTTCTATACAAAGAGTATATGCTCCTTTTGTAGTTACAGCACCTAGAATGTATAGGGGTCAAATTGATTCTTTGGTTAAAAGAATGATTCCTTTTGCTGATCAAATACAATTATTACATTTAAAACTACAGCAAGTTACATCTAAAATGATGCCTGATGGTGTTTATATGGATATTGATGGGCTTTCTTCCATTAACTTAGGAAATGGAGCATCATATACCCCGCAGGAAGCGTTAAACTTGTATTTCCAAACAGGATCTGTTATAGGTAGGTCTTATAATGAAGAAGGGGAATATAATCACGGTAAAATTCCTATTCAAGAGTTAACCTCTTCAGGAGCCAACGCAAAGATTTCTTCATTGATAAACATGTACAACTACAACTTAAACATGATCCGCTCTGTAACGGGCTTAAATGAAGCGAGAGACGGTAGTACTCCAGATCCAAGTGCTTTAGTTGGTGTTCAGAAATTAGCTGCATTGAATTCTAACACAGCTACAAGGCATGTACTAAAAGCTGGATTGTTCTTGACACAAAGAATTGCTGAGTGTATTAGCTACAGAGTTTCTGATGTTTTGGAGTACTCTGATATGAGAGAGGACTTTATTAAAAATATTGGTAGAAACAGCGTAGATATTCTTGATGAAATTAGCGAGCTTCACTTACATGATTTTGGAATATACATAGAGCTTCATCCAGACGAGGAAGAGAGAAATATGTTGGAGCAAAACATTCAAACTTCTTTGAGTGCTGGTAAAATTGATATTGATGATGCTATTGATATTAGAGGAGTTAAAAATGTTAAAATAGCCTCTCAATTACTAAAGGTTAGAAAAAGAAGAAAAGAAAAGATGGACCAGAAGAGGCAACAGCAAAACATTGCTCTTCAAGCGGAGTCTAATCAACAGGCAGCTTTAGTGGCTGAACAAGCAAAACAACAAACTTCTTTAACTGAAATGGAAGCTAAAGCTAAACTTATGCAGCTTGAGTCTGAAATAGAGGTTCAAAGAATGCAGATGGAGTTTGAGCTTAAGGCTAGACTTATTCAACTACAGAAAAGTATGGATGGTCAGATTAAAGGAGCTGAAATACAATCTCAACTAAGCAAAGAAGCTTACAAAGAGGATAGAAAAGACAAGAGAACAGCTAAACAAGCGACTCAACAATCGAAATTAATACAGCAAAGACAACAGGATTTGGATCCTATAGATTTTGACGGTCAAGACTCACTAGGGTCTGGAATCGAAGGAATGGTAGGCATTTAATTAATGTTTGTATCTTTGCGCTAAATTAAATTTAATTATATGGAATGGAAACTAAGGGAATTGGATGCCGATGGTAATCCAGTTGAACCAAAGCAGGAACAAGTTCAAGAAGAACAAGTTCAAGAGCCGGTAGTTCAAGAGGAGGTTGTTCAACAAGAGCAAGTAATTCAAGAGCAACCAGAACAAGAAGCAGAATTAGTTTCTGAGCAAGAGATTGCAAAGGAGCTAGAAGTTTCTGAGGAGGCGATTGAAAAGCCTCAACAATTTGAGTTAGACGATAATAGTATATTATCATACTTAAAAGAAAGACACAGCTTAGAGCTAGGCTCTATAGACGATCTTAAACAAACTGAAAAACAAGAGCTAACTGAAGATGTAGAAAAGTTCTTGCAGTACAAAAAAGAAACTGGTCGTGGTTTTGATGATTTTGTTAATCTACAAAAAGATTGGACAAAAGTAAACGACACATCTGTTTTGACTGAGTACTACAAGGAAACTAAACCACATCTTGATGAAGAGGATATTAATTTAATATTATCTGAGGATTTCTCTTACGATGAAGAGTTGGATGACCCTTCTGACATTAGGAAAAAGAAGTTAGCCTTTAAAGAAGAACTATACAAAGCTAGGAATCACTTTGAAAGTTTGAAGGAAAAATACAAGGCACCACTTGAGTCAAGTGTAACCTCTATTCCTGAAGATTACAAAGAGGCTTTTAACTTCTATAGTCAATACAAGGAGCAATCTGAACAAGAAGCTCAATTACAAGAACTAAGGTCTCGTGCCTTTAGTGAGAAGACTGATGGTTTATTTAGCCAAGAATTCAAAGGTTTTGAATTTAACTTGGGAGATAAAAAGCAGGTGTTCAAGCCAAAAGATGTAGGTCAAGTTAAAGAAGAACAATCGGATATTTCCAACTTTTTTAGCAAGCACTTAGATGAAAAAGGTATCATTAAAGACGCTAACCAGTACCACAAGGCAATCTTTGCTGCCTCTAATGCAGATGCTATAGCCAAGCACTTTTATGAGCAAGGTGTAGCAGACGCAACAGGAGGATTAGTAAAAGAAACTAAAAACATAGACATGTCTGTTAGAGATAACAAAACTGTAGATGTAAAAGGTACTAAGTTTAGAGTAGTTGATTCTGGCGAGGATTTCTCATTTAAAATTAGAAAACGCTAAAACTTAAAAACTTACAAAAATGAGTGTAACTATTTCTGGAGTACAAGGATCATTAATCCCTGCTCCATCAAAATCAACATTATCAAGTAACTACTTGGGATCTGACATCGAGTTCACTTCTCAGTACTTACCAGACGTTTACGAAAAAGAATTTGAAAAATACGGAAACAGATCTGTATCTTCTTTTTTAAGAATGGTCGGAGCTGAAATGCCTTTCGCTTCTGACGTAATCCAATGGGCAGAGCAAGGACGTTTACATTTAGCTGTAACTGGTGCTACCAGATCTGCTGATGTAATTACTTCTGCTGGACACCCATTCCGTGTTAACCAAACAGTAGTTATTACTGATGGCGACGGAACACAAGAGAAAGCTTTAATTACTGGTGTAACTACTGACACTTTCACGGTTGCTTCTTACGAGAACGCTAACTTGGCTGCTGCTTTAGACACAACTGGATTAAAAGTTTTTGCTTTCGGTGCTGAATTCAAAAAAGGAACTGCTGGAATGGCTGGATCTTTAGAGGCTCCAAAAGACATCTTAACTAACAACCCAATTATCATCAAAGATAAATACGAGGTTAATGGTTCAGATATGGCTCAAATCGGATGGATTGAAGTAACTACTGAGAACGGTGCAACCGGATACTTATGGTACTTAAAATCTGAGCATGAGACAAGATTACGTTTCGAAGACTACTTAGAGTTATCTTTGATCGAAGGACGTCCAGCTGCTACATCTTCTGGTGCTGAATCAGCAGGATACAAAGGAACAAAAGGTTTATTCTACGAAATAGAAAACAGAGGAAATATTGCTACTGGCTCTATCGCTTCTAGAGGAGATTTAGAAGAATTAATCAAAGTTCTTGACAAAGAAGGAGCAATCCAAGAAAACGTAATGTTCGTTAACAGAACTAAATCTTTCGAGATTGACAACGTACTTGCTGCTCAAAACAACAGTGGAGCTTCTACTGCTTCTTACGGTTTATTTGACAACGATGAGTCTATGGCATTAAACTTAGGTTTCATGGGCTTCAACTTAGGATATGATTTCTACAAGACTGACTGGAAATACTTAAACGATGCAACTACAGGAGGATTAACTGCTGGTGTTGACGGAGTTATCGTTCCAGCTGGTACAACTACTGTATACGATCAAATCTTAGGAAAGAATGCAACTCGTCCTTTCTTACACATTAAATACAGAAAATCAGAAGCTGAAGACAGAAAGTATAAGTCTTGGGTTGTTGGTTCTGCTGGTGGAGCTTCTAACACTGACTTGGATGCAATGAGCGTTCACTTCTTATCTGAAAGAGCTCTTTGTGTACACGGTGCAAACAACTTCATCTTAATGAAGTAATATTTATTGTAGGAATTACCCTCGTTATAACAACGGGGGTAACTCTTACTTTTTAATCTAATTTAATTTTAATTATAATGGCAACAAAAAAAACAGCAGCCGCCCCTAAGTGGGAGGTGAAAGACAGAGTCTATGTCTTAAAAGGAGGTGCAACACCTGTGAACTACATCTTACGTTCTAGACACCACCTAAACAAACCCTTACAATATTTTGACGGAACAATGAACAGATCTCTTAGGTATGCTACCAATCAAACTTCTGTGTTTGAGGATGAGCAATACGGAGATGTTACGCTTCCAGCAGTAATCTTTAGAGACGGTAAGCTTATCGTAAACAAAGAAAACGTATTACTACAACAGTTTTTATCTCTATACCACCCAGACAGGGACAAGGTGTATGTTGAGTTTGATCCAGAGAAATCAGCGCAAGCAGAGATAGATAATGTTGAAGCAGAACTAGAAGCAATGAATGCTGCTAGAGAAATGCAAATAGAGGACCTTGAAGCTATCGCTAGGGTAGTTTTAAAGTCTAGAGTATCTGATATGGCTTCTAACGAAATCAGAAGAGATATGCTTTTATTTGCTAGAAAGAATCCACAAGAGTTCTTGAGTCTAACTAATGATGAAAACATTAAACTTAGAAACGTAGCTGTTAGGGCTAACGAAATGGGGTTAATATTTATTAAAGATGATAACAGAACAGTTTGTTGGAATGATGCTAAGAAAACAAAAATAATTACTGTACCTTATGGTGAGAATGTATTTTCTGCATTAGCGTCTTATTTTAAAACAGACGAAGGATTGGATGTGCTCCAGTCACTTACGAATAAACTATAGTGTTTACACTAACACTGCTTTGAAAGAGGGGAGGACAAAATAGTCTTCCCTTTTTTTTTGTATTTTTGTATCAAAGATTTTAGGATGATAAACCATGTTAGAAATACTGTACTTACTGCTCTCAACAAAGAGAATAGGGGTTATTTAACACCTGAGCAGTTTAACTTGTATGCGAAACACGCACAACAGTTAATATTTGATCAGTATTTTAGTGAGTACGCTAAACTCACAGCTCTTAAGAACGCTAGAAGATTAAGCTCTGAATATGGGGACAGACTTAATGCGCTTAGATCAAACATAGAAAGATTTGTTATTGAGTCGGATATACCTCAAACATCTGGGTACTATGTAAAACCATCTAATATGTATCAGCCAATATCCTTAAGATATGGCTCAAAGGAGCTAGATATGGTTCCAAAAAACAAAGAAATGTTTCTGTATAGCTCAAATTTAACTGCGCCTACAGCGAACTTTCCTGTTTACATAGATAAAAACAACTACTACTATATTAAGCCAGATACTCTTACAGACGATATGACTTTGGTTTATGTTAGAAATGTTGCAGATCCAAAGTGGACTTACAATATGGTGGCAGATAACCCTATATTTAATCCAAGTGCTGGTGATTACCAAGATTTTGAGATAGCTCCAGAAGATGAACCAAACTTAGTTCTAGAAATACTTAAACTAGCAGGACTTACTATTAGAGAGCCAGAAATTACTCAGGCAGCTATTGGTTTGGATACAGCTGAGTTTCAAAAAGAAAATTCTTAATAAATGGCAACAACAGATCAGCAATACTATCAAAGTTCAACTAACTGGGGAGAGGACCAATATGTTTTAATGTCTGACATTATAAACAACTTTATGCTCTTTAATGTTGGAGATAATAAGTTAATTAACGATATATCTAGATTTGATGTAATCTTTCACGCTAAAAGAGGGCTACAAGAGCTTCATTACGATGCTTTAAATGAAATACAAGGGTTAGAGTTAGAGATGCCTGATACGTTGCAGATAACGCTTCCTAGGAACTATGTGAGAATGGTTAGAGTATCATGGGTAGACGGAGAAGGAAAACTTCATCCTATGGTTAATGGAAACTACACTACATCAGTTAATAAAGCATATCTACAGGATGACCAAGGAAACATATTGTTTTCTGAAACAGGACAAGGACTGGAAGGTACTCCTCTTATGGATATTAGAAACATGCAAACGTCTGAAACTCAAGACACGCTAAATGATTCGGCATATAGTTTTGCTTATGGAGGCAGATATGGTATGGATACTGCGAATGCCACTATTAACGGAACATACAACATAAACAAAAGCTTGGGAGTAATTAGATTTAGTTCTGATTCAGCTGGCAAGCTTATAGTTTTAGAATACATAACAGATGGACTTTCTAACACAGATGAGTCTGACCTTAAAGTACACAAACAAGCAGAAGATTACCTTTATAAATACATATTACACGAAGTGCTAAAGAACAAATTTGGTGTTCAAGAGTACATCGTAAATAGAGTTAGAAGACAGGCGTTTGCTGCTCTTAAGAACACTAAAATAAGAATGATGGACATTCATCCAATGGACATGATTCAAGCGCTTAGGGGTAGAAACAAGTGGATTAAATAATGGGGAAAGTTAAAAACTTATTTACATCTGGAAAGATGAACAAGGATTTCGATGAAAGACTTGTGCCTAAAGGAGAATATAGAGATGCGTTAAACGTTAAAGTTGCTAACTCTGATGGATCAGGTGTTGGTGCTATTGAAAATGCATTATCAAATGAAGCTTTGTCTTCTGTATCTTTTGGAGCTAATCCTTCTTGTATTGGAACTATTGCTGACGATAAGAACAGAAAAATATACTGGTTTGTTAAATCAGATACTGGATCTTATCTAATGGAATACTCCAAGGATAATGGTGATGTTGATTTTGTTTTAACTGACACTAGGCCAGATGGAAGTAATGTTTTAAACTTCAGTAAATCTCATTTAATTACTGGAATAAACATCTTTGTTGATAACGACAATGATAAAGTGTTTATATACTGGACAGACAACTTAAATCCACCAAGAAGAATTGAGGTTTCTAAAGGTAAGTCTTATAATGTAAATGGGTTTAATGATTCCGACATATCAGTTATAAAAGCTCCGCCTAGAAAAGAGCCTTCAATACAAGGGGTGGAAGGAAGCAATCCAGAAGAAAGCAATCTTAGAGAGAGCTTTTTTTCTTTTTCTTACAGATATAAGTATGCTGATAATGAGTTTAGTGCTTTATCTCCATTTTCAGACTGGGCATTTAAACCAGGGGATATAGATATTGAGGCAGCTGATAATCCAGCCATGCTAAACCAGTACACATCTGTAAGCGTATCTTTTAATGTAGGGGATAAAAACGTTGAAAAAGTTGAGATATACGCAAAAGAAGCTTCTTCTCAAAATCTATATCTAGCATATACTTTAGATAGGAACAAAGCAACACTTCCCGATAACTCAGAGAGCTCGTTTAATTTCTCTAACGATAAGCTATTTACGGTCCTCTCAGAGACTCAATTTAACAGGATATATGATAATGTACCTCACAAGGCGAAGTCCCAGGAGATCATTGGAAATAGGCTTGTATACGCAAACTACGAAGATAATTATGATTTATTAGATTCTAATGAAGATCTTATAAACTTTGATCTTTTAATAGACAAGCTATCAACTCCTTTAACTGAGTCTTGTCAAACATCAAACTCTTACACAATAACTAGAGTAGGATCTCAATCTTTATTTTTCTACACTAACTGTGAAGGAGAAAATGTTCAGGTTAATTTAGATCCAGACGAGACAATAACTATTTGTGGGTACAACTTAGGCAACGTTACAGACAATACATCTTACTATACTAAGGTTGATAACGGTTCTTGTGGTAGATATATTGCGGAGCCAACGCTAAAAAGTAATAGAACCTACGATGTAGGTATGGTTTACTTTGATAAGTATGGAAGAAAATCTCCTGTACTAACTGGAATATCTAATTCTGCTACTTTTGCTCACTACACAAATGATTTATCTAATAAGATTAGAGTCAATATATCTCATAACCCACCATTTTGGGCTGATAGATACAAGTTTGCAATTAGAGAAACTGCCTTAGATTACTACACAATAAGAACTAAAGGTCCTTTCTATAGAGACAAAGAAGATAATGTTGACTATTACTACATTAAAGCAGCTCAAACGGAGCTAAATAAAGTGGCTGATGGTGATACATTAATTTTAAAAAATAACGGAGCAGGACCTACTGAAACACTTTATAAGTACGAAGTAATTGGCGTTCAAACTAAAGAGGCTGATTTTATTGGAACTGGAACGCAAGAAGCTGGTGCTTATATAAAATTAAAGGGTAATACTACGATATTAGATACAACTCTAGCAGAACCATTCTCTGTAATATTTGAAAGCCTTCCAGAAAAGACCATAGAAACTGTTTATTATGAAGTTCCTGGAACTTACGATATAATTGATGGATTTCATAAAGGAGAGATTCAAGATCAAACATCGTCTCAAAATGCGCAAACAGTTCTAAATGCGTATAATGCTTATTGTTTTGGGGATGGATCTGAATCCAATAGAATAAATGACTCTATATCTGGGCAGAAATTAAACATTGCCGTTAGAGTAAACGATGAGGTTGATGGCTTCAGGTCTAACAAAAGAATATCATCTTTAACATACAGTAACGTTTACGACTCTACGACTAACTTTAATGGATTAAATGAGTTTAACTTATCTTTAGTTAACTATAAGGATATGGATGCTCAGTATGGATCTATACAGCTAATTCATTCTAGAAACAATGATGTTATAGTTTTCCAAGAAAACAAAATACACAAGTTGTTGTTTAACAAGTCTGTTCTTTATAATGCAGATGGAACTGGAAATGTATCTCAAAACTTAAATGTATTAGGTCAAGAAGTTCCTTACAAAGGAGAGTATGGAATAAGCTTTTCTCCAGCATCTTTTCAGTCATGGGGATATGATATGTTTTTTGCTGATGAAAGAAGAGGAGCTATATGCAGATTAACTGAGAACGGCATATTTGAAGTTTCTGATTATGGAATGCATGATTGGTTTATAGACAACTTAAATACATCAAGCGAAACATCTGTTATTGGAGGTTATGATCCCATTAATGATCATTATGTAGTTTCTTTAAAAGATGGATTTGTAGAATGGAAAGAGGATGAATATAGCTGTGAAGGAGGATTAACTGAATGGTTAGAAGACACTTATACTTGCCAACAAGAAAGTGATCCAACAACAACCACAACTACAGCAGCAACAACTACTACTAGCAGCACAACTACTACTAGTACAACAGAGCCTACAACAACAACTAGTAGCACTACAACAACTACAAGTACAACTGAACCTGCTTCAACTACTACTACTACAACTAGTGGAGGTCCGACTACAACTACAACAACTGTAGCGACTACAACTAGCACGACAATACCTACAACACCACCACCTACAACAATCGCTCCTTCTTATTACTCATTAGAAAGGTGTAGTGATGGAGCCGTTGGATTTAGAACACAACAAGAGGTTCAAGAAATATCTTTATCTGTAAATGATAGGGTAGAAGGAAGTGGGCCTACTATATACATTGTTACTGGAACAACAACATCAGGAACAAATATAGGTCTTGTTTCTGATACAGGATTAACAGGATGTCCACCTCCAGTAACAACGACTACAACTTTAGGATATAACTACTACTACGCACAACCATGCGGTGGAGGAACAACAGTTACGATGAGAAGTGTTACTACATTTAGTAACGGTGAGTCATTTAAGTTTGCTGGAGATAGCACTTGCTACGAAGTTATTGCTAGTGGGGCTCCTTCTAACAATAATGATTGGAGTGAAGCATTCCCAGATTGTTCCGCTTGTTTACCCCCTCCAACAACAACAACTACTACTGTTGCGACAACAACTACTTCAGTTCCAAATAAATCTTGGATAGCAGAAAGGTTTGATGGATTAGTATACGCTTATGTATGGTTACAGCAAGGATACCAAATAAATGACTTGGTTACATTGAACGATGGATCTGGACAATGCTGGACTCTTGGAGATCAGACAACAGCAGACGGTCAGTATAATATTACTGGAACTTGTCCACCTCCAACAACGCAGCCACCTACTACAACAAGCACAACTATAGTTACTACAACAACAAAGGCGCCTGCCCCAACTACAACAACAACAACGTCAGCTCCTACAACTCAGCCACCGGCTACAACAACCACTCAGCCTATAACTACTCAGGCTCCGACAACAACAACTGTGGCTCCAACAACAGCGGCCCCTACAACTACTAGTACAACAGCTGCTCCAACCACTACTACTACTAGTACTACAACGCCGCCAGCTACAACGACTACTCAGGCTCCTGTAACAACGACTACAGCGGCTCCGACAACGGTTGCACCTACTACAACAACCACTACAATAGTAACTTACGCTGGAGCTAGGACATCTGGGCAATCAACATCAGACGATGCTTGTAATTTATTTGCCTTTGATAATGTATGGTTTGCAACCCCTACTCCAGAAGATGGAGCTAGGGTTTACACAGACTCTACTGCTCAAACTCCATTTAACGGTGGCGATCAGTGGTATGGTATAGATATGGATGGAAACGGAGTAGCTTTCAGCACTAGAATAACATCTTTCGGATACATGTATAGCACAACAGAATGTACTGGAGGAGGAGGATTTCCATAATATTATATAAAAATGAATAAGATATATACAAAAGAAGAATTATCTTTGATAACAGCTCAGGAATTTACGTCTATGTCTGATGAAGAAAGACAAAATGTAATTTCACAGGCTAAAGAATTTATTCGGTTAGGAAAATTAAATTAAATGAAATATATATGCGCTCAACCTTCCACGCAATACTTTGCATGGCAGATTGATGTAATGCTTCACAGCTTTATGAATGTAGGTATAAACCTAGAAAATGTACATATTGTTTGTGCTATTCATGGGGGTATAGATCCATACTTTGACAAATTGATGCAGAAGTATCCTGGAGTTTTGTTCTCTTTCTATGAAGACGAAAGACACGATAAGGGGTATATATCAAGCATAAGACCACACATACTCAGAAAACATTTTGCTGCTTACCCAAGCTTAAGTGATGAGATTATAATGTATCATGACTGTGATATTGCCTTCACTAAGCCATTGAAGCTACCTGAAAACGTATTCACAGACAGTATTTGCTATCTATCAGACACAGTGTCTTATATTGGCCACGATTACATAAAATCTAAAGGAGATGAGGTTTTAGACGCTATGTGTAATATAGTTGGCATAGATAAAGAGACTTTAGAGGCAAATGAAAAAAACTCTGGTGGTGCTCAGTATATACTAAAGGGAATTGACAAGTATTTTTGGTACGATGTAGAGAATGACTCCACTAGGTTATTTAAAGAAATAACTGAGCTAAATAAAGAAATGATCTCTAAAAGCGAAGAAGATTACAATCCATTGCAAATATGGTGCGCAGATATGTGGGCTGTACTTTGGAATATATGGAAAAGAAACAAAGAAACTAAAGTAATTCCAGAACTAGACTTTTCTTGGTCTGTAAGTAGTAAAGATTTATGGCATAAGCATGCTATATACCACAATGCTGGTGTTACCGAAAAGAATCCAGAATTGTTTTTCAAGGGAAAGTATATAAACGAAATGCCTGACTTAAATCTACAGGTTGACGATAACACATGTTCTTACAAGTACTATAAATTAATTCAACAAGCATTATCATGATTCCATTAAAAGACATAATTAAAGACTCATTTAATAAGCATAAAATAGCGCAGATGCAGTTAGATCCAAATGGACACTGTAATGCTGGGTGTTGGTTTTGCCCTGTGGCTTATCAAGGTAATCCAGCACACGCAAAAAAGCCTATGCCAATACCACTGCTTAGAAAGATAATAGAAAACATAGTTGCAGAAAGAGATAGAGAAGATGGGTTGGTAGATAAAAACTTTGGCGGTTTCTATACGTCTCATTACAACGAGTTACTTTTATATCCTTACTTAAGGGAGTTTTTTGAGATACTAAGGGAGTTTAAAATGAGAACAATGATTCTTTCCAATGGAACTACATTGACTCCTAACAAAACTGACTTGCTTGCTGAGTTTAGCGATGTAATATCTGGAATAAACTTAAATATACCAATATTTACAAGCAAAGAGCTCTGGGCAAAAAGAACAAACTTCAAGGAAGGTATGTTCGACAATATGATTAGAAACGTACACTATGCTATTGAAAAGCTTCCTGAGATGGTGGAGAATAAATCATTTAGCATTGGAATAAATGGAGTCAACTTAAATTCATTGCATCAAAATGGTGGTTGGGTTACTATAGGAAAAGAGTTTCCTAGAGACTTAGATATGGATCCAGAAACCGGAGAAAATGCACAGCAAGTTATAAAAGCAAAAGAGCTGTTCCCTAAAATGACTGTTTATGGTATGCCTCACTTAATAGATAGAGCTGGGTTGCTAGACCATGTTATGAGCAACAAACATGCTATAGAGAAAAACCTAATGCGAAAGAACAGAGATAAAAGAGTAATAGGATGTGGCAACGGAATAGAGGTCGGAGGAAGACCTGTTGGTTGGCTGCATATAAATGCTCTAGGAGACGCTTTCCTGTGCTGTAATGATTACGACATGGAAATCGTTGTTGGAAACCTAGAAAGGCAGGAAATAAGAGATTTCTGGGGTAATGATAAGCACATTGAAATGATAGAGAAGTCTTACAATACTATATGTAGAAATTGCGCATCAGCTAAATTCGAAGAATGAAAAGAAGTTACTCAGTATTTGTAGATGATAAATATTTTTTAGACTTTATAGCTCTTTACAATAGCTGGGAGTATTACGAAAACAAAGTTCCAATAAAGGTTTATTGCGATGGTAGACTTAGTCAGACCAACAAAAAAAAGCTATCTAAGAAAGTTAAGGTTGTAGATGTTAATATTGAACACTATAGCCAGCATCATTTCTATGGTAAATACTTATTTAAGTGGATAGGGATGTCTAGGTATATGGATGAATATGAGATTTTACTAGATGCAGACTGTATATTTCTATCTAACATGGACCATTTATTTGAAAAATTAGAACAAGGATACTTAGTTGGAGCAAGAGAAGAGGTTGATATAATTCATAAGTCTTACTGTAATCCAGAAGAATGGGATCAGGAGCATGCAAGGATTGTAAACAACTTAATACCTTTCATAGGCGATAAGGCGTACAACTTAAAGAAAGGCCACACAACCATTACTTATAATGCTGGATTGTTTGGGTTATCAAGAAAGAAGCATAAGTTTTTGCTTGACAAAAGCATAGAAATATTAACTAGCGGCTTTGACGCAAAAACCAATCCTATATCGCACCTAGAGCAATTCAATATGAATTTCTTAATAGACATGTATAATGTAGATGTATTTGTGCTGCCGCAGCTAGAGTGGATGAATACATGGGGCTGGCACAAACAACCAAAGAAAGTAATAAAGGTTGTGGATGGCAAGCTTACACTTCACAACGAAGGAGGCAATAGAGTAAATTTCTATCATTTTACTGGAGATGTTGGTGTTAAAGATAGTTTTGGAGTCATAAAAACATGCAAAATGCATCACATGGTTGGAGATTCTCTTACATACGAACCCCAATTAGAAAGAAAAGACGTTGAAGATTTATGGTACAAAAGACATGAAAGCCCTGTGCCTCTGCTGTATGAGTTCTTCTTCAATAGAGACTCTACTATGAGGTAAATATTAAATTAACTATCTTTGCATAAATAATATATTATGGCTAATACAGGCACAAAAGTAGTCTTAACTCTAAGGAAATACGTTAATGGAGAGGCCACTAGTGAGACTAAAGTAAACTCTCCTGGTGATCCAGACTATATAGCTCCTTATCAAGATTTAATAGATTGTCCTATTGGTGGAGAGCAAACTACTACCACCACAGAAGCTACAACCACATCAACTACTGAGGCTACAACCACATCAACCACTATTCAGCAAAACTTTGAGAATCAATATTTATCAGCTAATTGCTCAAGTAACACCGGAGGAACTATAATAACTGGAGGAACAACGTATTCTATAAATGCCACTAGAAACTTCACTGTTCCAACTACAGGTAACTTTGATATTACATTGACTGCCAACTTTACTACTGGACCATCTTCTGTTTCGTGCTTCTCTAGAGTGGAAAGAATAGATCAAGCTTTATCTTATAGTCAAGGACAAGTTTCAGCAAGCACTGGAACTCCTACGGATTCAGACTCAGACTTAAATGTAAGCTTAACTGCTGGAGATTACAAAATGTATATTTACGGAATAGAGTGTGATTCTTCTTTCGGATCATTTAATCTAACAGTAACAGAGGCTTAGCATGGCAGAATACACTTTAACTTACGATGAAAAAGTAAAAGGATGGACATCTTTTTATTCGTATATACCAGATATGATGGTTAATATGAATAACGAGTTTTATACATTTAAAGACGGACAGCTATATCTTCACAACAAATCTGAAGGAAATAGAAACACTTTTTACGGTCAATCGTACAATACTGAGCTAGAGTTTGTTGCAAATGATGCTCCTTCTGAAGTTAAAATATTCAAGACAATAGAAATAGAGGGGGATTCCAAAGAGTGGGACGTAACAGTAGCTACGGACATAGAATCTGGGCATGTAAACAAGGCTGATTTTGAAAACAAAGAAGGCTTCAAGTATTCTTACATAAGAAGAAACGCTTCTGATGAAGTCAACACAGAGTTGTTGTCGGTTCAAGGAGTTGGAAACTTAGTTAGTTCTTCTAGCAATGTTTACACATTCTCTTCTGTTCCAGGAAACGTTTCTATCGGAGACGTATTGTATTCTTCATCTGGAGGCGCATACACCAAGATAGGAAATATAGTTTCAAAAACAAACACAACAATAACATTATCATCATCCCTTTCATCACCATCAAACGGAGACTTTATTTTTGTAGCAAAGAATAGTGTAGCAGAAAGCTATGGATTAAAGGGGTACTATGCAAGCATAAGGCTTGTAAATAGCGGATCATCTCCAGTTGAGATATTCGCAGTAAACACTGAGGTTAGCAAGAGCTTCCCTTAATATTTAGTATATTTGTAACAAATAAAAATTATGGCAAGTTTTTTTGAAAAACTAAGCGGAGCAGCAGGATCATTAGGTAAGCTTGCTGGATCCGTATCTCCTTTTGTTAGTGCTGGAATAGGCATTGCTCAGGCTTTTAAGGGAGCTAAACAAGCTAAACAAGCTAGAGAAGCTAGGCAGGCTCTTATGGATAATAGACAGGAGTTAAGAAATATAACTGAAGGAATGAGAGTCTCTACTTTAGGGGCTGAACTTCAAACTCAAGAAGCTCAAAGAAGATTTGCTACATCAGTAGATGCTCTTAGGTCTGGTGGCGTTAGAGGTCTTGTTGGTGGCCTTGGTCAAGTGGAGCAACAGCAACAATTTCAACAGCAACAAATTTCTGCTGACCTAGATAGGCAACAACAGCAAATAGAAATGATGGGAGCTCAAGATCAAGCTAGGATAAGAGAAATGCAAGAGTCTAGAGAAGAATTCAATATCGGAGTTCTTGCTGGAGAAGAGGCATCTGGCAGAGAGAGAATGATGCAAGGGATTGGAGTGGCTTCATCCTCATTCAGGAGCATGGTTCCTGAAGCTGGAGATCCTAGAGTGAAAGATATCCCAAAATTATCTGGAAGTAGTGCAGGCGTAAAACTTGCTGACCCAAACAATGCTGCTAGCTACATTGCTCCAGTAGATTTATCTGGATTAACTAAATATATACCAGTAAGTAAAAGACCAGTAAGTAAAAGATAATAGTATGGCACAGGGAAATTACGAATCTGGATTTAGCTTAGGATATAGGTCTTCAAAACCAGTAGGTATTGAGGAAATGGGATCTAAATTGATTTCTATTTCTGATGAAGTAAAGAAACAAGAGAAGATAGGTAGGGAAAGGCAAGCTGCATTTGATAAAGCTAGGGAAGAGTTTAGGAGCAAGCAATTAGATGATAATAAAGCTTTTATCTATGAGGATCAATTTGTAGATACTGGATTAAAAGATTTTGACGCTGCTGGGGAGCTTTTAAGAAAAAGCGCTAAGGATTCTTTTGAGATGAATATGTTTGCTTACAACTCCGGAGCAATATCTGAAAATGAAGCAAAAAGAAGAAATGCAGTTACCGTTGGCCATATAAAAGAAATGTCTGGAATATATGATAAGGCAAAGGCTTCATTGGAAGAATATGAAAGACTAGAAAACGAAGGAAAAGGAAGCGCTGCAAACGATATAAAAAGACAAGCTCTAGAAGACTTTTTCAAAAAATTCAAAGTAAGTCCAGGAGAGGTTGGTCTTGAGATGTCTACAATAACAGTAGAGAACGGAGTTGAAAAGGTAGTCAATATTTCTGCGGCAGATTTTAATGACTTGTTTAATTTCGGTCAAGGAGCTGATTTGAAAGGTGATTTAAAAAGTATTGTTGATGAAGTTGGTTCTGATGTATACATACAAGGAAACACAAAGATACAGTCTTGGCTTAAAGATGAAGGAAAGCTAGATCAAGCAACTACACTTAGGTTTGATGCTATCATTGAGGGTTATAGTGATAATCAAATAATAGATGCCGCTAAGAAGCTTAAAACACCTTCTTCTAGTAAGATAACTATTGAAAACCTAAACAACGAAAAACTGCTAAATGATCTGAAATCAGAAGTTAAGCAGGGAATGATAGATACTGTTAAAGAACAGTTAAAGTTAAAGCAATCTAGCGTACCATTTATAAGTAAAATAGATACTCCAGAATCGACAGCTCAAGAAAGAAAAGAAGCGTCTCAATCTTATGAGGTATATTCTAACGCAAGATCTTTATTTAGTGAAGATCCACAGATTGCTAATACTGCGTTGCAGAATCTACAAAATAGTAGTGATAAAATTAGTAAAATATTTAGATCTGGTAAAGACAAAATAATCGTTCAATACGTTGATACTAAAAGACCAGATACATCTATATCTCTTCCTTATTTAGAAGAAAAAGGATTTAACGTAGAAGATGCAGCTTTATCTATAACGGCAGAAATACTCTCTAATTCATCTAGCAACTCTTTAGATATTTCCACAAAAGCTCAACAAAGATATAATAAGAGAAATGGAATAGATCAAAAAACCTTTATTCCTGAATTTAACGATATTGGAAGTGCTTTATTGAAGAAAGGGATAGATGATTTGGAATCTAAAAGTTCAAAATTTTCTGGATTTACTTTAAGAGATTTATTGGATTCAGATAATCCGAATAAATATGAAGATGCTGTTTTAACTTTATTGAAAGAAAATGAAATAGATACATCTAATTTAGCTATAAGAAAGAAAACTCCACTGTTTATTGGAGATAACTATATGGAAATAGATGTTCTTTCTGACGGAAAAGTTCTAGAAACAATAGTTATAAGTGAAAACCAAGAATTAAATGATAAGATAAAAATAATAACAAATCTTGCCTTATCAATGAAAAAAGGTGGTTTCAATAAGCCTAAAGATGAACTAAAAGGTATTTTAGATGATTAACATGGACGAATTAGAAAAACTATATAAAGTATTAAGCGAAAACGAATATTACACCAAAAGCTATGAAGATTTTGTTGCTCAATACGAGAATTCTGATTATAGAAAAAAAGTTTATGATTTAGTTTCTTCTGAAGGTCTTTATAGTAGTGATTTTAATTCTTTTGAAGCCAAATATTATAAACAAGTAAAAAAAAAAGAAGATTCACAATCTACTTCTCAAGTGGAGTCTATGGAATCTGGATCAGAGGATTCTTCTTTGGGGTCACAAAAATTAGTTGACTCAAAAAAAGAGGTTAAATTTGATTGGAAATCCAATCTAAATAAAAACAAAACTTTTTTCCAAGATCAAGTTGACCCGGTAATGTCTGCGGCTATAGAGGACTTTGGAAAAATGACTATCATTCCAGCTACTGAATCTTTTGTTGCTGAAGGAAAATCTACCGAATTAATATTCCCTAAAATAACATCAGGCAAAGAATATACTGATGAAGAGGTGTCTCAAGTAGTAGAGCTTTTGCAAGAAGATCAATCAAGGCCGCCAAGCGAATATATGAAGGGCTTTATAGATACTCTTCAGGAAAGTCAAGCTAACGGAGATAGTGCTACTTTTTCTTGGATAAAAGGGTTGGCTTTAAATCCTAATGCAATACCTGAAATAGCCTCAAGTATGGTTGGTGGAATGTCTGGAGCTTCGCTTGGAGGAGACGAAGCATCTGGCGCTGTACTTTCTGGTCTCGGAGCGGGTTTTGGTGTTGGAGCCGCAATGGGATCTTCTGGCGGACCAATAGGATCGTTAGTTAGCGGAGTTTCAAATGCAGCAAGAGGAGCTATGTCTGCGGCAGGTGGTACTATGTTTGCTGTTTCAACGTATAAAGATCTTTTGATTGATGAGCTTGGAGATAAACCCATAACAGAGGAAAATGTAAAATCAATTCTTAGTGACGAAGATAAAAGAAACGAACTAAGAAATAAATCTTTAGCCAAAGGAATTAGTATAGGTGCTTTTGATTTTTTAACTCTCGGCATAATGGGTAAAGTAGCAAAGGCTACTGCTAAGTTTGGGAAAACTGCATCCGGTTTAGCTACAACAGCTGTTGGGGCTGGTCTGGGCGGAGTTTCTTCTGCTGGTAGTAGTGTTATTGCTGGAACAGAAATAGATCCATCAGAAGTTGCTGGAAGGGTTATTGTTCAGGGTATGTTTGGAGCTGGTACAGCATTAGCCAAGGCAGTTGGACCTCAAGCTAAATTTGATGCCGCTTCTGCTAAATTCTCAAAAACATATAAAGATTTTGAATACAATGTAAACAACTCTAAGGCTACAAAGAAAGATATATCAACTATACTTAGGACTGCTACTGATGAGCAAATAAGAAATATGGATATTAAGATTGTTGGAGATGAGCCTTTAATATCTGAAGTTAAAATAAGAAAAGCTAAGGCTAAGCTGCAAGATGATATAGATCCAAAAATAACAGACGCAAAAGATAGAGAGGCTGTTATAGATATGGAGCTTGAAATAAAAGATCTGTCTTCAAAGAATAGTGTTAGTGCTAATCAAAGAATCAAGATATTAAAAAAAGAAATATCTAGCATTCAAGAAAAATACAACAAACCAACTGAAGAAGATATATCTGTTGAGCCAACTAAAAAGGAATCTATTCCTGCTGTTGAACCTGTGTCTTTTGTGACAAAGCCATCTATTGAGGAACCTTTTATGGCTAAGACTAAGAAAGGAAAAAAGGGCTCTTTAAAAGTGAATTTTGATTCAGAAGGAAAAATAGAATCTGTTGTTAATGTAAAAACTGGAAAACAAGCTAGCGCAGGTTCTATTAGAGAAGTTGAAAAGCAGTTCCTAAAGAGCGTATTTGATGTTAATGAAGGCAAAAAAGCTCCGCAGCCACAAGGATTATCAGAACGAGAAATACCTAGATATATAGCTAGAGAGAGTGAGAATGTAAAAGAGATTGCAGAAGCTATCGACTTTGAAAAGAGTCAAATTGCAGAAAATCAAGATATGACTAAAAACATGTTTGATGAAAACAATCTTGCTAATCTAAAGGGTTTTAAGTTCACTAGCGAAAGCTGGGAAAGGATGACCGGCAAAACGCCAAAAGAAAGTAAAATAGATAAGCTTTGGATAGACGATTCTATAAATGAAACAACTGGAAAGCCTAATGCTGGATCTATAGAAGACGGATGGACGAGCTTATTGGCAAGAGAGGGAGAGCTGCCAAGTGATGTTGGATCTAGAGTTGATGTTCAAGATATTATTGAGTTTGTACAAGAAAACAATACTGAGTCAAAACTAAATAAATTTATAGGATTGTCTAGTCAGATTCAAAAAACTCCTGAATTGATGGAGTTAGAATCTAAGTTTACTGATTTAACGGGGCTACAACCAACTCCTTCTAACATAGAGGCGGTTTTATCTGTGGATCCGGAAAGACCCCCGTTAGAGATGCTTGAACAAGCTGACAAAGAGAGGCTATTATCATTGAAAGATGCTCCTATAGAAGATCAACCAGGAACTTTTGGTAAAAAAAGAGGACCTTCTCCTGATAAATTATTAGGAAAAGAAAGTAAAAAAGTAGAAGTTGACGAGGCGAAAGCTCTTAAAGACCAAATAAAACTAGAGGCTAGAGCTGCAAGGGAAGCTAAAGCAGATCAAACAAGGCTTAGGAAAGACATATCCGAAAGAGTTAAGGATTTAGTATCAAAGGGCAAAATATCAACGTCTCAGTCCGCAGCTATAGTTTCAAAGGTTTCTAATATAAACCTAAATAATGATTTACAAGTAGAAAAAGCAATAGACTTTATAGACAAGGTTTACAAAAATGCTGAATATGCACTAGATCTTAGTGTTGCCAAAAAATCAAACAAATCTGTTTCTAAAAACTTAGGAAGAGGTGATTTAGGAATTAACAACACACTCGCATCAGGATTAAAAGCAGTATTAAATATACCGATAGAATCTATTTCCCCTAAAGATTTAAAAGTATATAATGATTTTCTATCTAAATTTAAGGATAGATCTAGGGTTATAAAGTTAGATGAATTAAATGATCTAACTAAAGAAGTTAATGATTTATACGATAAAATTTATGTGGAGATTGAGCAAGAGCCATTAGAAATAAAGGAAGCAAAGTCAAAAAGAGTAAGCAGACTTAAGAATGATATAAATTCAAAAGAAATAGATGGAGATTATATTGTTAAAGAATATGGACCTGAAGTAATAAAGGACTTAGAAGACATAGATTCTGTTACTCTATACAATTTAGTTGACAAAATTAACGCAACAAATAAACAAGCAAATGCTGACCTAATAAAATCTTTGAATGATTATGCTGATACTAGAAACTCTTTAATAAAAGATGTATCTTCAAATAAAGCTAACGTTCAAAGAATACAGAATGAGCTTAGAGATTTTGCTTCTATATATAATAAAATAGGAAAAGAAGACTTAATTGTGCTAACTGGAAAGCAACTTCAGCAGGCTCAAATACATATAGACAATATAAATAACGGATTCTATACTTATGCCGCTAATGATTTAGCTAGGACAATAAAATCAGGTAAGGCCTCAAGAAATGTTATACCAATAATTAATAACTTTAAAAAATGGACTCCAGGAACTTTTTTTGGAAGAGTTTATGGTGAAATCAAATCAAAAACACCAATTATAGGAACCAAGAGGGGTGGTATAGTCGAAACAATTAGATCCAACCCATTAAACGTTATAGATGATGTTATGGGTAACTATAAGGGAAAGGAAATATCTGAAGCAATTTTCTCTGGACCAACAACATCTATGGCTGGATACGAGGGAGATATGATGAAAATTACATCCATCACTGATGCTGTAGAAAATCTTTTAGGTCCTTCAGCGATTGAGTTGTCCAATAAATCTGTAGAAAGAAGATATACTGTTACATATTACTTACTTCAAAATGAATTCGAAGGAAGTGGAAACAAAAAGGGAACCGCAAGTGGATCTGATTTTGTGGAAAAAACTATAGAAAACTACAATGATGATCCAACAAAATCCATTTACAACGAACAAGACATAGAAATATTATTAGCTATAGATTCTAAATACAAAGGCAAATCATCTTCTGAAATTTTAAATTCTTTAAGTAAAAAAGAAAAGAAAGCTATAAGTCTTATTAAAGATGCCTACTCAAGTCTAGAAGACAAGGCTCTTATTGCTTCAACAATAGTTAGGGGCGAGCCTATAGATATTGGGGTTAACTACGTTCATCATAAAGTTTCTGTAAGTAAAAATACTGGAGAAATTGATATGAAGCAACAAACAGAGAGTATATTAAAACCATCCACAAGATCGAAAGCTGCCATATCTAGAACCTCTGGAGCAAAGCCTATTGATTTTGATCCAGTATCAACATTAATGAGGTCGGCTAGATATACTTTAATGGATTATCACTTAACAAATGAAGTAAAAGTATCTAATAAAACTATAAGGGACATAAAATCTGCTGTGTCTTTGAACAAAAATTCCAACAAAAATCAAAGAGAAGCTGCTAATGCAATATCCTCTGCTTACAATGAAATCATAGAGAACATATTGTTAAATAATTTTGCTCAATATGATCCTGCGGTTTATTACTTAGATAAAGCTAGAACTATCGGTTATCAGGGAATGCTTGCGTCTATTCCTAGAGCTGCTGCTGAACTTGCTAGTAATGCTAATTTTGCTATTATTTACGCTGGGAAAGATTTATATACTGGAGTAAGAGACTTCTCAAACGAATCAATCGGTCAATCTGGATTGAATTTTGTAAGGAATGTTAAATCAAAAACAATAACAAAATTATACGGGAAAGAACAGATTTCATCTTCAAAAGCAGAAACTACAGGGATTATTTCTAGAAGCAAACCAAAAAGAGCATCCGGAAAAGCCTCTGAAATTTTTGATCTTGCTTTTAGGCCTTTTAAATTTGCTGCAAAAGCTTCATTAGAATTAAACGATGCTTTAATATCATCTCCGGATAAAGCCATATCCAGACCGTTGTTTTTTGGCGCATTCTCAAACGAATTCACTAGACTTACTGGAGAAAAAATTGATTTTGAAAAAGTAAGCAATGGTGATGTTGAATACATGTCAAAATTTAAAAATGAAATAGAAAAGGCTAGACAAAAAGCTGATGAGTTAATTCAAATGGCCGCAACTACTAATAGTAGATTTGATGTTATTCTTAAAAATCAAATAAATGCAGATGATGGAGTTTCAAAACAGGTGTATAAAGCAATAAACGGATTAATGTCTAGGTTCTCCATAAATGAATATGCTGGAGCAAGGCAAGCCGTTGCTTCTATGGTTGGATCTGGAAGGATGTCTAAAAAAGAAGGTGCTAAATTGCTATTAGCTATTAATACGAGAATGGCCGCTTACTTAGCTCTTGTTAGCACATTTACAGCAGCATCATTATCAGCTCTAGGTATTGAGGAGGATGAACAAGAATTAAAAGAAAAAGCAGTTTCAGCTATGGTTGGATCTGGAATTTCATTAGTAACAAGAAGAACTCTTGGGAATGTTCCAACAATTCCTATTAATATATTGATAGAAAAGTATAACGAAGAGCATGGTCAAAATTTAAGAGGAGGAGATGAATATGATAAATATAAACATAGTTTAGTTTATAATACATTTGATCTAGATGATTTTTACAGAGACCCAGTTAAGAAAACAGCATTAACTTTAAGCGGACCATATCAATCACAAATGAAATCTTTAATGAGGGTTGCTGATTTGGTAGCTCAAGCGGAGAGAGCTAAGACAATGAAAACAAAAGAGGAAAAGTATGGTAAAATTTTCTCCAAAAGAAGCGTTATTGATGGTTTAGGTTTTTTAGGTGCAATCCCCATATATAGAGACATAAGAAGGTACCTTATTGCCAAGGAGTACTCTGAAAGACCAAGATAAATATAGATAATAAAAAAGTCAGCACTCAGAGACTGGCTCATGGAATACTGACATTTGTATTTGATCGTTACAAAAGTAAGAACTTCCAGGGACATGAACAAAAAAAAGGAGCCTTAAAAAAGCTCCTTTCTTTCTGACAAAATTAACTAAAGAATCATGGACAAATAAAAATCTTCAATCAAATATAGCAATAGTATTAGTTTCTACAAAATATCCTTAAGTATTTCTATTACTTTTTCGCAATCTTTCTGATTCCTTGGCATAAATAGATTAGTGTTTATTCCTTCATCCACTAAATGCATTTTGAATAGCTTCCATCTAAGTGGGAATGCTTCATTTGGGTTTCCTTTGGTCTCTATAATAAACCTAGGAGGGTCCTGAGTATCTATAAAGTCTGGAGTATATTTTATGCCTAGAACTTTTTTATTTCCTCTATCGTGTAAGTCTTTTTTTGTTTTAGTCTTCTCATAGGAAGCCATGTCGAAATCAAATCCCTTGATGATAGTGAAAGTCCTACCTTCGTAAATTGCGGGTATTCCATTCTTCCTGAGAAGCCTATACATGTGCAGCTCCAACTTAGATGCAAATTCAATCCCATCTTCTCTAACTTTAGTAGATCTAGTTATCTGTCTACTCCCCTTCTTCTTCCTCATAATCTTGTTGTATTGATATTATTTCTGGAGCTCCAACTATATTTTCAAAGTAAAACATTGCATCTTCTTTTGATTTACCAATATAATCTCCGTAATCTATGTCTTTTCCGCTCAATAGCTCCTCTTTAGTGACCACATAATATCTTTTGTAATCATTTATACCATTTATGTAGAGAACGTCCTTTAAATCCTCTAAGAATCCATCGTAATAATAAACACAAATGACCGACTCTCGATCAGTGCAGCCTAATTCGCGAGCCAGCCATTGTATTTCATCCGGATCGTATGATATTATACTTACACCGAAATCTATGTCTAGGTCAATAAAAAAATAGTTGTTGTTGGTATTGTATTTATCTAAAACATCTTCTAAAGAAGAGTATACAAGATAAGCTTTTTGTTCATCTAAATCTCTACTAAATACTACTCTGTTTTGATTTAACTTCATGCTTAACTCTTTCTATGTATAAAGTGGCATCCATGAGCTCTTGCTTAAGGTGCTCTAACCACTCCAACAAAGATAATGGATTTTCTGATAAAGTCTTGCCATACTTTTCAATACCAATCCTACTTCTTTCTTTAAATTGCTTCACTACAGAATCAACAATGGGGTCTGTTTTTTCTGTTGGAAATGTAGATGTTTGGTCCCAATAGTCTAGCATTATTTTTCTAATTTAGGTTCTTCAGACATATCTTTCTTCAACTTCTCAATAGCCTTATCGTATCCAGGCATTCTCTTTAAAGTCTCCAGGGTTCCTATGGTCAGGTCTTTTAAGTTATTCATCTGTCCAATTACAGCATTCATCTGACCAGCGATGTTGTCCATCTTCTTTACTGCCTTTATAATCTCTTGCTCCTTCATAAAACTAAATTTCTTTTTAATATGTCTATATAACTTCTCAAGTCGTCTAACTTAGTGAACTTCATTAAGTAATTGTGATTAGTATCAAAAACCTCCCACTTATCATTCTTGGCTTCATCATCAACACAAGATATTAAGTAATTAAAGGAGTTCTCTTTACATTTCCATACATAGTAGTAGTATGGCTCCTCTCCTAAATCAAAATCATGAATGTGTATAGGCTCAAAACCCAATTCTCTTAAGTCGTTTTCTCTAATACTACTCATTGTTAGGATCAAAATAAGTGTGTGAATCTAGCTACTTGTCCGTGCTCCTTGCTGTGAATAAATCCCTCTACAGCTTTAGGTGCGTGCTGGTATCCGTTTCTGTGATGCCATCCATCAGTACCGCTAGGGCTACGCAAACTCTCTATTGTAACTCCAATATCATCTTTGACAATCTTGTGGTGTACATGGTGCGTATAAACATATCTATGCTTTGTGCTGCTCCAGTCTGGAGACTCTACCGCTGCTAACTTACCTAAGTCTTGCCACTTAGCTCCATCTCCGTGTGTGGTTCCAATTAGACTTGTTCCGTATGTGTAATACTTTCTATGGGCTATGCTAACATCGAACGTTATGTTTTGGCAATCTTTGTACCAAGACTTAATTGAATCAGCTAAGAAGAATCCATGAGTGTAATCGTGGTTAGATGGGTTGTACATAAAATGCACATCAGCCACCTGCATTAGTCTATCAATAACATCTATGTAAAGCTTTTTAGCAATCAAGAAGTTATCGTACCACATACCATCTGTATCTTGTGGTGTTCCAGATGTTGTAATTCTTTTAGGGGAATCAACATGCAACACATCGTTTCCTGCAACAAAAATAATCTGATCAATATTGAAGCCGGCAGACTTTGATAGGATACCATCTACGCCATCGAGTACTCTCTGTACTGCGATTTGATTGTTGTAATCTTCTCCCGTCTCGAAGGATGAGGCTAGTTTTCCTATGTGTATGTCCGCCGGATCAATAACTAACAAACTACCAGTCGGATCAATATTTCTTTTTATAGGTTCATACTTGAATGTGTGACTTTTTACATCCTCGATATGATTCTTAAGCATCTCTTCAAAGGTAGGACCCTCTTCTTGGTCTGCTCTAAATGCTATGGACCAGTGCTTTCCTTTATACCATCCGTGCTTTACAGAGTCTATTGGTATTCCGGCTACATCGCACTCGTTGGCTAGTCCTGGATTTTCTTTAGATATTTTTATGGATTTTGTCCATGCTGATATGTACTTTCTTAGGTTTACATATTCACTTGCTTCAAATAATCCTTGAGATATTATTTGTTTAGCTATAAAAGCAGGAGATTCTTCGGTAGAATCATAAATCTCCAGAGCAATCCTTTTGATTTCTTTGTTAGATTTCATCTTGTTTGATTTGATTAAGTAATTTGTTTGCCTTGTCTATCAAGGTCTGTATTGAAGATATGATCTCGTTCCTGTCGGTTTCAAATAGAGAGTCGTATATTTCGCTGACAGATTCTCTCAGCTCCTTGCAAACATTGTTTATGTACTTAATCCGATGCAATCCTCTATTTGTCTTGGTGCTGAATCAGAAGATCTCCTAGTTGTTTGTCGATCTTCTTCAGCCTCCTATAGATTATTCTGGAGTTCTTTTTGACTCTTTCTTTATCCGCTTGAGTACTTTTTACATCTATACCCATATTGATTGTGGCATCAAGAGCTAGCATTCTATCTGTTATTTCTTGTTGCTCATCAAATGTATCGAAAACATAATCTAATTCCCTGTTTAAATCGAAATCTGGATTTAACATTCTGAAGTGTAATTCTTCTATGTATTGGTTTATTGTAGTACTCATAGTTGTAAAATTAAATCGTTTTATTTATTTAACAAAATTTTTATTGATTTTTTTTTGTTTTTGAGTGATATTTATCGTAATAGTGCTTATATATTTCATAAACTGGCTTAGATAGTTCGTGATTCTTGTAAGTTTTAGGTGAAATAACTTTCTCTCCACCAGACTCAATTATAAGCCTTATCTCGTCCCAATCTTCCGGAGATGGTGAAACCTTTATTCCGTTCTTCAAACACCAGCTCATGGCTTTGTAGTGCTCTTTTGTTGGTGAAAACTTATCTAAATGTCTTGGTCTTCTTTTCATTTAAAATGGAACATCATCTGAGTTAATATCAAAAGCCTCATTTGGTTGAGCAGCATAAACTGGAGCATATTCTTCTCTAAATTTTTGAGGCTCTTGGTCTAGCCTAAATGTTGGCTCATTGTTTCCAACGTAATATCTTCCGCTGGGCAGGTGGTAGTTAAAGTAGGTGCTTGCTCCTATCTCTCCTTGAAACTTCATCTTAACTTTCTCTGTTCTGAATGAGACTTGATTCTTTTTAATTATCTCATTTGTGTTTGGATCAATAGTTTCTGCAAAGTATCTGAATACACTAAAGCCATCGTGTGTTTGATTTCTAAAGTCTGCTGACCCAGAAACAGAGTACAAGTCTGGATGATTGTATGCTCCATCAGGATTCTTTGTCATTTTTGTTGGATGAGCAATTAAGAATATGATCACATTGTTCATTTGAGCGAACATTGTTAATTTAGTCAGTACATTCTTTATGTTTGAAAGCTCAGAAGCATTGTTATTGTTGAACTCAAGTTTGTTGAACGCATCAACAACAAATATATCTATGCCGTATATAAACATTTGCTCTTTAAACTTCTCGATAAGCCAATCCCATGTTGGAAACTCTCCTTTCTCTGGAGCAGTAGTATATATCTTTTCCTTTGCCCAGTTAGAATAAGTTAATATATCCTCCTTGCTTATCCTTGGGCATCCTGGATTATCCATCCAAAAGTTTTTCCCATGAAACTTCTCAATGAATGTGGATTGATGCAACTCCATCGGATGGTGTTCTGGAGAAAAGAATGAAGCTTTCAAGTTGTAGTCTTGAACAAGGTTTAGTATGTACCACTCAGTAAAGTTTGATTTACCATGAGATGGTATACCAGTTCCAGTAACCAGGTGTCCTCTCATAACTTTGAAGTGATCAGATAGGTTGCCAAAGCAACTTCTTTTTGGATACATCGTTTCTGGAGTCCCATTATCGTAGAGCTCTAAAATTCCATCGTAAAGGTCGTCTATGGTATATGTTCCGCTTGACGGGTACTTCTTAGCATTAGCTATATCTCTTTCTAGTCCAGATTCATTGTCCTGAATCAATGTTTCGTTTGCATCTTTGTGTTTGAATAGAACTCTAACGCATCTATACTTCCCAAGTCTCTGAACTATTTTATCTGCTACTAACTCTCCTTTTGAATCGTTATCTGTAGCTATGTAAAACTTCTCTACATCAGACAAATACTTTTCTGAGTTAATCCACACATCATCGTTGTCGTTTGCTCCATTGGGAAGGCTTATTACGTTTTTGTATCCTGCCTGGTGCATTGCTAATACATCAAACTCTCCTTCTACAATAAACACTTCTCTCTCCCCAATAGCAGCGTTTATGTTGTAGAATATTGATTTTCCATTCTTTGATTGAGTAAAGTGCTTCCCTCCAGATCTATATTTTTTATTTACTAGAACATCTCCCTCGAAATAATTAAAAACAATATTGTTTACTTTCTTCCCTAATTGAGGCTGGTAATATTCTTCTTGTGTTACTCTTAAATCTTGTAGAGTGAACTGCTGAATTTTTCTTTCGTTCTCAATCCATTTAACAACAGCATCTGAAATATCAGTGTAGTTACTCCAGTTTTGTTCTGGAAGCGTATAGTTTGGCTTTATGTCTTCAATACTTTCCTTATCTCTGATTGATATTGCCTCGCAGTAGTGGCACTTAGCGACGCCCTTGTTTAAATTAACGCTTAATGATTTTGTTTTCTTGTGATCACAAACTGGACAATTTATTTTTATCTGCCCGTTTGTTTTATTTGTCTCGATTAAATCCCATTCAAATATATTTTTCATTAGTATGCTACGTCTTTATGGTTTCTTGGTAGGTATCCGTACTTCTCAAACTTATTGTCTTTGCCTTTCTTGATAAAGTTTCTAAAGTATTTGTTGTATTCTGTTTCAATCATTTCAAACTTGCCAGTCATCTCTAAGTATTGATTGAAGTCATCTAGTCTTTTGAACAATGCTGGAATTTCCATTTTGTAGTTTGTTGATATTGCCTTAACTAATCTTTCATTTTTTACATAGGCATCTTTTAGAACTTTTATGTCCATAGTTCTAATATTGTTATCATTGTTTACATTGTTATCATTGTTATCATTGTTGTTTATTGACATTCTCGTGACTTCCTCGTGACTTCCTCGTGACTTGCTGGTGACAGATCTCGTGACTTCTTCAACTCTATTATTTTGATAATCATCATATTTTACAATGCTTACAAGAAGAAAAAGTCCTGACCTTCTGGTGACGCATTCTCCACTATTTTTTAGTTTACTAATTGCAGTTCTAACTTGCCTAGATGTAAGCCCTAATTTTACTGATATTGAGTCGTATGATGTAGCTAATTGACCTCTTTTTATGGTAGTTCCTTTCCACTTTTTATCTTTGTGGTTTGCAGTCAAAAGTAAGTGCAAAAAAACCCTCATAACATTAGCATCTTCATACCATTGCCATTCCAAAATTTTTCTGTGTAGTGTTATAAATCCGTTATTCATGATGTACGATTTAGCCTAATAATGAAAGTTCCTTTCTTAACTCATGTATTTTTTCCCTTATGATAGATTTTTTAATATCTACATATATAGCATCGTTTACATCATCTTTAAGTTTCTTAATAAAAGAAAGGTGTTTATCTAAGTTTTTAGTAATGTTTTGATAGTGCTCTAAAAAGTCTTTCTCAATACTCATCAAATTGTTACATAAATTAATTCCATAAATAACAGTTGCATGATCTTTACCAAAGTAAGAGCCTATTTTAGAGTAAGGTAAATTAGTGTGTAGATTTATTAGATTAAATGAAATACTTCTAGCTTCTACAAAGTCTCTTTTTCTTGATTTTAAATTCTTATTATTCATCATGTCTATTTTGTAGTAGTCTTCAACGCACTTTATAATCAATTTTGACATGCTATCAATTACGGTGTTTTTCTTTAGTTTTGCCATATTATTTTTTTTAGAAGATAAAGGGGGCATTCAACAACCCCCTCAATCTTATTACACTTAAACTTCCTTTAAATTCAACTGATTTAAAAGTGATTAGAACGGCAGGTCGTCCTTTGGTTCTGCTAATTCAGTTACTGGCTGAAAGCTTGCTTGTTTGTTTTGAGATCCTTTAAATTCATAGCTTATGCCTTCTCCGACATAAACCAATTCTTGTTTAGCGTCTTTCTCTTCTTTTGATTGGGGTTTAACTGCAAAGTGTGTCTTAACCATTTGCAATTTGTCTCCATCGTGAAGCACCTTTCTGCTTTCTTGTTTCATTTCTCTTAATTCGAATTTAATTTCCTTGACAGTTACATCAACTCCATCCTTGTTTTTGTAGGATCTTGTCTGAATTAACTGCCTAGCTTTCTCAGCGTCAATCGAAATTAATAATTTGTTCGCCATTTTAATTGTATTTAATTGTTTAATATACTTGCCAGACCTTCTGACAATGAGTTTAAGTAAGCTCTACAATCTTCAATTCTTTTGTATAGCTTATCTATTGATTGTTGTTCTAAAGCTAGCTTAAATCGCTTTATTCTAAGTTCTTCTGGAATGTCTTCGTACATGTGGTTTCTAAAAGTCTCCTCCTCAAGATCTGAAGGCAATTCAAACATACCGGTTTTCCAGGATATTCTTCTTAATTCATCTTGAATTAGCATATCTGGAGTGTTCACCAAACAATAAGCGAGTTCACTATCAACATTGTTTGTCAGAATCATATATCCTATGAGCTGCCATTCATAATCTTTGGTTGGTATTTGAATACTATTAAGCGGGAATGTACTAAAGTCCCAGCTAGACTTTATGTCTATTAGTGGATTGACAATATCTGGAGTTCCGCATATAAAATCGTTTTCAAAAAACTCTTCATTCTTGTATATATTAGTTTTGAATACCCTATTGTACATCTCTATAGCTTCATCCTCAGCCTGAATACCTTTATCTAGGTACATGCTTGTTATCTCCTTGTTTCTTCCAAACACTTGCTCTTTGTGTATCTCTTGTAGGTAGGTCATTGTGGTTTTAGATAGTGGATCTTTTTTAGTCCTTGAATCAACCATCAACTTTCCTAAGCTACTACACCTAAATTTATAATCTGAGAAATCAACTTTCATTTGCAATACTTTTTTTTAAGATAAAGTGCAACGTACCTTTACTAGATATATTAAACTTCTCCATTGTTTTTTTATAAGAGTTATGCTTCTCATGGTAGGAAATTATCTCTTCATGGCTATGTTTCCTAACAAAAGATGTTGCGTACAGAGCAGCCTTCATCCTCTGTTCTTTAGGTTTGTCCATCATATTATCGCTATTGTTTCCAATAGCTATATTCGTTATTGAGTTATTCAATGGATTGCCGTCAAGGTGCCTGACTACTATGCCTTTGTTGTATATGGCTTCTCCGTATTTTTGATAAGCTTGCAATCTGTGTGCCCTTACATTTTTACGTTTACCATCAACTCTTAAGTTTATAAAAACATACCCATTGTGTATAGTTCCAATATCATTTTTATTGGGACCATTTACGGTTCCGTCCTCCAGAACAACATATCCTTTTTGATTTGCTACTACCTCAAGTCTGTTAAAATTATTCACGACTATTTTCTTTTAAAATCATCTGACTCATCTTCTCCAAATACACCTAACTCATAGAATCCAGTTAGCTTCAATACTGCTCTGGACATAGCTCTCTTTTCAGCCATCTCCATTACATACCATGTGTTGCAATTTCCAACTCTAACACTTCTTACATCTTCTTTTATTTCTTGAGTGCTTGACTTAGACCATATTCTTTCGTTATCAACTCTAGAAACTAGTGCTGATCCAAATGTTTCTATTGTAGCGGAATCTTTTTTTGACTTAGCTTTCACTACTGCAAAGTTTTCCTCGCATTTAATTACCTCGTAGGTTATGTTAATCTTCTCAACGCCTTGTATTTTATCAATACCTGCACGAGTTATAATAGTGAAGTGCTGGTGTTTAAATACGTCTTCTGGGGTTAGTTCATACTTTAAATAAAGCGCCTTGATTTTGTCTCTGTTTGTACTCATGATTTTTGATTTTAATTTATATTATACTCTGTTAATTTTTGCTTTACTATTTCTATTTCTGATATTTTTTCTTCTATTCTCTTTTTATAAAAGTCTTTTTCCTTTGCATTAGATTTTTCTAGATACCTCTCTAATGACTCTAATTGATTGTATTTTTTATCTAACAAAACTTTCTTTCCAGAAGCCTTTAATCCATTGATAAGTATAAAGTCTAAAAACTCATCATCAACTAGCATATATGCTTCGCAGTCTGTGTAGTATACTTCATAGACTTCTTTTTTTGCCGTGATAGTTCTCTCTATCTTTAAAAGAGTGTCGAATATGGCAGATTGGTTTTTGTCAAATTGATAAACCTTGTGATCATCTTTGTATAAATTGTATATCTTTTCAATTTTATCTTGTCTATTCATTGCATAAATATATAAAAGTAGGGTTGAATGTTAAAGAATTTTAACATTTATTTAAGTAATCTAATTTTTGCTTTATCCCATTTTCCAGCCACAATACTTGTGTCTACAAGAAAATCAATCCTTTTTGTCCATCTCTTATTCATTCTGTCTCTTATTATCCAAACCCCATTCATTGGTCCTGCGTTTGTAACACATACTTTTGAGTTCATGGTAAATCCTATTTCCTCAAGGTCTCTGGATACCGCAATAATATTATGGCTCCTAGGGTCTTTCATGTTGATAGTGAAACCCGTAGCCGTTATGTTAGGGGTATCGTCTGTTTGTCCCGGGACTGCATGGTAGATTGTTGCTACCACGCTAACCCATAGTGCTATTGTTTTCATAGTGTTTTAATTTACTCATTAAAAAATTCTTCTACTGCATCCGTGCCCCACCCCGCAGCTAAACTTATTTGTCTTAAAAGCTCTACATAATCTGTAAAACTTATATCTGAGTGATCTACTTCTACTGAATATTTATATCCGTATTGCTCTATTGTTATTTTGTAAGGTTGCTTCATAATTATAACATTTTTGTTATATTTTATTCTTTAAATAATCTCTGACTTTGTTCCACCAGACATTGTGTTCATATTTTTCATTGTATTCTTTTTGAGTCAATACCTCAACTCTTATGGCACCATTTAGTGGAATTAATCCAGTGTATATATTTGTTTTTAACTTCTTCATATCTAATTAACTTTATCAAACCAAACGACTTCAGACTCTCTGAATTTTTCTTTGTCTTCATTGTATCTTTTTACTATGCCCTCAATTATAATTAGGTCTTGAATAGAGGCATCTCTAATTGAGTTTAAGAGAGAGTCTATTTTGTTTAGTACATTAGTAGCCATCTGTGGATCTACGCCATAAACCTTATCGTATTCGCTTCTTACAATTCTATCAAGCATCATGTTTGTTCTAGATACTTGTTGCTTTAAACCCAGCTTATATTGTTGGCTATCCTTAAGGTCTTCGTTAGCTTCCAGAAGGAGCTCCGACAGAAGCACAACCTTTAAATAGTTTAAGTGATTGTTCATAATTTACGTTGTTTTTTTTCTATATAATCTATAAAATCAAATGCAGATGTTTTGCCCCCAACATTCCAATTAGTTAGCTCTTCCATTGTGTGTCGCTCACTATAAGTTTTCCAATCGTATATTGTAAATACATCTCCCTTGTATTCAAGTACCCATTCTTTTTGCACTTTCTCATCATCACTCATTCTGGGGAAGGTAGGATCGCCAAGCATTTCTACAAGCTCTCCATAAGTTATGTTGTTTATAGCTCCAACATTGTAAGTTCCTAAAGTCTTTTCTAGTGCAGATACTTGCTCTGAAATCTCGTACACTTTTAGTTTTTTTGTTTTCATAATTTACTTGTTATTTTTACTTCTACTCCCTGGAAAGGCATCTCATACGATATGTTGAATTCTTTTAGTAGTGCCTCAATTCTTAATTGATCTATCTCATCAAAGATTAAAACCCTATTTACTATCTTAGGAGGCTCTGGTTCTTTGTATTTACTTTTAAGGTAGCTAACCATTTCCCTAGATAAATTATGCTTCTCAGCAATCTCTTTTATAGTTAGTCCAGACTTAAAGTAATCGTGTTCTAATTCTGTCATATTTTTTTTAAATAAATAATTTAATCATTGAAATCAAGCAAAACATAGAGGCTAACAATCCGCAAATTGTGAGTATTAACATCCCTAATTTGTATGCAAAAGCTAGAAAATTTTTCATTTCATAGTTAATTGGTGTTAAATTTATTGTTTTATTGTTTTTAAATTAAATTTGCCGTTTCAAGAATTAGTCTTATAATAGAGTATATCGACAAACCAAATACTACTACCGCTATTAATCTAAATATGAAGTTTATTAATTTGTATAAAATTGTTTTCATTTTGTTTTTATTGTTTAATAATTTGTTGTGAAATTAGTTTATTTTGTTATTAAATCCTAGCTCTTTAACTTTTCATTAACATCCCTATTATCGTACATTCTAGTTATAATTTTTATAGCTTTCATTGTGTTTGTTAGGCTTGGGTGTATGGTTCTTGTTTGAGTTCCTATTTGCGTAAGAACAAACATGCCATCTTTTTTTGTTATTTTAAACTTTGGTTTTTTCATTGCATTTGTTTTTGATTTGGTTATATTCTTTTATCATGTACTCAGTGTCTTGTTTGTTTAAGAATGGGAAGTCTCTAAGCATTTCATCTTCTGAATTGTAGAATTCTATGTGTTCCTCCATGTCTTCTATCAAGTTTACTATATACTCAGGGTCTGAATAGTATCTCCATTCATTATAAGGCATTTCAATTTCCTCTATAATCTCTCCAGCCTCATTGAATTCTGATCTTCCTCCAAAGTCGCAGCCTGACTCTTCATATTCTATCGAGGCATACACCTTGTATTCAATACATATCTGTCTAATGAGCTCAATAGGTGGTGCCCAAGCACTATCTCCAGATATAATTATTTCTCCTCTTTCTCTTTGTATCTCAAAATCCCACCACCTTGTTCCATAGTAATGATAATCTCTTTCTTCTTCTCCTTCTTTTGGTTCTCTATTTAAAACCATATCCCCCCAGCTTAGGAATGAGCCTTTATGATCGTGGTAAGTTTCTAATTTCTGTACTATTCTGTTTAGGGTTCTGTCTTCTCCGTAGATATTAACCCAATTCATGCAGTGATTTGCCATTGTATTTTTGTTTTAGTTTTATTTTTATTTATTCTTGTTCTTCTTCAGTGTAAAATTCCGCATGCTCTTTACAATCTGAGCAAAGGTCTGTCTCCCATAGCGGGGGAGCTCCGCAACAATTTGACTCCATAATTATTTATTTTTTATTAATTATATATATATGCTTCCATTGAAAATCCTATATAATCATACCATTCCCCTATTTCTGAATGTATTTCATTGTCTTCACCAACTGCTACACAAAAATTGTCTTCATTAGACCTAACTATTTCGTTAAATCTCTTAACATCTTTATAGTCTGTATACCATTTAAGATATTCTCCCTCATACACTAGGTGCGTGTCTGTTTCTTGCATGAATACAAAGCATTCTCCGTATTCATCCGCTTGTTCAAATTCTTCTTTCTGTTCTTTCTGTATTCCTATGTAAACTGTGCTTCTGTATCCCATGATTTTATATTTTATAGATTATATATTCCCCATCATCTGTATCTATCATTCCATGCCCTAATTGTAGCAATTCCTCTGTCAATTCATCTATTGATTCCTCAGTGCACCCGCTTTCTGTAAGTCTCATTTTAACTACATTATATGATACTTTTGTTTTTTCTACACTATTTATAGAGGGCTCTATAATTAGGAACGTATCATCAATTTCTAATTCAATTCCATGTACTGCACCTTGATAACTTTCTCCATTGAAACAAAGTGTTAATTCGTTTAACCATTCTACTTCAAACTTGGTGCTATAATTTAGATACCTATCCTTGAATTCATTCATTATAATTTTAATCGCTTGCTCTTTATCTTTTGCTCTATTTATTACTCCGCTTTGAGAATATCCTTCTCCGTTCCATGTGTCTACTATTAAATACTTCATAATTTTTGTTTTGCTAATCTTAATAATTCATTTTGTGCTTCACTACTTAGAAGTCTTGTAACATCTCTATTGTAGTCTGGACAATAGATACTATCAATTTCAAATTCTGAGGGGTCTGGAGGGCTTAAATAGTCTCCTTTCATTCCTTCGTACTCATTAAAATACACATGGTATTCTAAATTTCCTAGCGGTATTATTTCTTTGTGCTCTATCATGATATTAATATATTGCCCCTTCCTCTGTAAATTCATAATCATTGGCAATTAAGGTTTCCGATACTGCTTCATCTGTTTGCAGGTATTCGTATTCATCTCTTAGCCATGTTAAAATTTCTTCAGCCATTTCCTTTCTGTATTCTTCCTCTAGGTATTCAATTTCTTCATCATATTCATCTATAAATTCCTCCTTAACAGAATATCCCGCTATGTCGTTTCCTTCCCCTAGTCTTTTGATTAATGCATCTCCATCTGCTATAAATCGTTTTGATATTTTAACTACTTCCATTCCTTCTCCATAATACTCAATAGTTTTACTGGCAGTGTGTTCGCTATCTTCTATTGTTATGTTTATGTTTCTGTAATATATGTCAAATGAATTGATTTTTACCCCTACTTCTTTCATGCTTTCATATGTACAATCCCACCAATCATGCTCTACATTAGTTGTCCTATTTTTTTCTATTGCATTTTCTTTTGCTTCATTGCTTAATTCCTCGAATTGATACAATTTAACTTCTATTGTTCTCATAATTATTTTAGGTTTTTTTCTATAAATTTATATGCGTTTTCTAATGTTTTAAACCTTCTTACATTCCTTGTGTTGCTCCATGAATTTAAAAAAGTGTAATACTCTATAATTGCTTTATATCTACCTTTAAAGAATTTATTTTCATCTGCTATATAGATGATGTCGTCGTTTAAAACACCCTCGTTTATTGTTTCTATTATCATAATGTTTGGTTTTAATTCAGATTAAAATTATATTGTCTTGTTTGTTTTGTCTTTTGCTTTTCGTTCAATGACTTGTTTATGTCGTTCAATGAATTGTTTTAATCTTCTAATTGTAATTTGTTCGTGTCTGTATTGAATAGTCTCCTGGTGTGTCCTATTACCTTTCCCCTCATTCTCATAGGTGCAGTAATTAAATAGTTTTTACTATCCATTTTGTACACTCTAAAATCTTTTAATGTCTGCCCAAAGAATTTTAGCGTTTGTCTTGTGAAAAATTCTGGAGCAGTTACTTCTGTTCTTCTCTTTATCTCGTAAATTGTCATGATCTATGGTATTTATTTTATTAGGGTTAAATTCAGCTCTTTTGCGGCATAGTTTATGTGCTTCTGTGTTGTCATGCTCCAGTAACCTAATTGCCTTAATGTGTCGCCTTCTATTGTAGCTACATGGGTGCTATATGATATGATTCTGTTTTGGTCTTGTCTTAGGTTTTGTTTGTACTTGTCGAATGTCCTCATTATATTAATTTGTTTTAGTTATTAATTGATTCAATGAATTGTTCTGTTATTGTTTTGTTGTTTAATAGATTTAATTCTACTACACGCATTCTGTCGTATCCGTTTTTATTTGCGTATTCTTTTGCTTTGTTAATTAATTCATCTTTGTTGGTGTATCCTTTGCATTGGTATAGGATTTCTTCCATGTAATTTGGTTCTCCTATTTTGCATCCGTATAAAAGTGTTTCTCTCATGATGTTTTAGTTTTTGATTAGATAATTAATGTATTTTAATTCATCGTTTCGCTTCTGTAAAAAATCAGCTCCTAAAATTTCTTTGTGTGTTTCGAAGCGTTCAATATCTTTCGTCAATTCTGTTTTAACTTTGTTTAGATATTCCTTGTCGTTTCTTTGCTTGTTAAAAAATTCTATTACTGGTATATCGTATTGAAATTTTTGTTTCGTGTTTGCTCTTATCCAGTCTAGTGTAATTGTGTCCATGTTGTTTTAGTTTTTGATTAGATTGTTTTTTATTTGTTGTTTATTTATGTATATGGTTTCTCCCGTTTTTATGATATTGAACAGGTAATAATTATCTATGCTAAAACCCCTATATTCTACTTCTAAATTTTTATATATTCCTTTCATGATTGTTATTTTATTGGGGGTTTTTACGCCCCCGTGTTAAACTTTGTTTTAATCGAATTTAAATTTCCTTATTACTTTGGTATCTCCATAGGGGCTTTTACTGGTTAGCTTTGTGATTAAGTAGCCTCTGCAAGTGTATCCCCTTTGTGCCGTTTCGCTCCCTCCTAATCTTCTAAACCATTTTAAAGTATCTTCATTGCATATGTTGTTGTATTGCTTCCTTGTTATGGTTTCCGTTGTTTCTTCCTCTAGGTTGTACGTTGTTTTTGTGTTTGGATTCTTACTAAAGGTCTGTTGGTGCATTGTTATTGTTTCCATGTTGTTTTAATTTATGGGGGCTTTTACACCCCCGTTTATAATTGTTTTTTTGTTATTCGTTTAATCTTGTCTTAATAAACCAATAGGCGGACTGTATGCCATCTTCTGTTAATTCTTCGGTTAATGATTCTTCGGATGCTGGATACTGAGGCTTCCAACCTATATACCAATATTGAATTTTTATTTGGTTCACATGACCTGAGAAATCTATAAACCATGTTCTTCTTTCTTTTTTGTTTTGCTCTACTGCTTGTGCTACTAATTCGAATAAATCTTTTAATGTTTTCATGTGTGTGTTATTTAAAATTAAACTTTGGTTTGTTTGTTTGATACAAATGTATATCGGGGGCTTTGGTTTAGACTAAAATATTCGACAACAAAGCAATATGTATAGACCAAATGCAGTTTAACTACGTTGGACGGTATTCGTCGAGGTTAAGCTAATACCCTACGTTTAAAGGGGTTTAACCTATTGTCTGGGCTCTTACTATGGTGGCATATATTCAGGGGCTTAGACCTATGCGAGAATAAATATAAAGGGGGGATAATTACACAGCTCCAGACATACACCATAAAACGTAAAACCTTTACAGATATTCCAGAACATAACAAGCTATTAAGCTCCTATGTATAGAGCTCTAGCAAAAACCTAAAAAGTTTGGGTACACTGATAGAGATTCCAGAGGGGGTGGGGTTAGAGAAAGGGTTTTCTGTGGAGGTTGCAGTGTGTGTATTGTATATATAACCCACAACTTCTCCATATCTCATATCCCCTAAAATCTTAGATCGGTTGTTCAATGATATTTTAAAGGCATAATAATGTGCTTCTGAAAAATGTC